TTGACGCAACAAATATGAATGTCCAGAAATACGGAAAGCTGGCTGAGAGATTCGCTGTCGGATTGGCAGAAGATCCGGAGAGTCTTATGGATAATGCAAAATATTATGCACATCAGGCAGAACAGGCGGTAATGGGAATCCCTGGACAGGTGGAAGATGCGAAGAATGATATCGATGCTTATGTAAAAGAAAAGGAAGCTGATCTGAAAGGCGAGGATGGAAATGTGTGCTTTGTTGAGTTTCGCATTCAGCCCCCTTGTCTTCTTATGCGGAATAATCCAGAAGAAACGGATATAGAGTTTAGACTTAACGGCTCTAAGCTCGAATACAAATGGAGGGATAGAGGTTAATGGCAAATAAAACAACAGGAAGTGGCCAGTGGACTAATATGGGAAATGTTACGACAAACCCCGATGGAAGCTACTCTGACTCTAAAACATACAACTTCTTAGATATGGTTTCATACGAGGGCGGCTCATATGTATGCCTGGAAAACGGGACGATTGGTGTGCGCCCATCTCCTGGCGAAAGTACAGACAGATGGTTCTGTTCTTCAGTACCGGGAGAAGCAACTCCAGATTTCAAAAACTTAGTGACAGAAACTAAAGAAGCGGCCAGGACAGCAAAAGAAAAAGCATCTGAGGCGGAGACAAGTGCAAAGGCTTCAGAAATAAGTGCACAGGCGGCTTCGAACTCAGCCGAAGCAGCAGCAGCTTCGGCCAGAGATGCAGAGAATGCAAAAGATGTTGTTGCCGGATACAAAATTGCGGCTGAAAAGGCTGCATCATCCGCTGCGACATCTGAGAAAAATGTAAATGATAAAATTGCTGGACTGGACAATACGTTTTCTGAAAAGACAACGAGCGCAATAGAAACCATAAACAAATCCGTAGATGCAAAAGCAGATGAGATAAAAAATGAAATCACTGCAACAAAAAAATCTATGGTAGATGCGTCTCAGAAAGCTATAAACGACACAATCGATGCGAGAAAAACTGAGATCAATAATACAGGTGCATCTGAAATTAAAAATGTACAGGCTGAATCAGCAACACAGACACAGGGGATTAAAAGCGTAGCAGCTGAGCAACTGGCAGCTATTAATGCGGCTGGTGGCACTTTAGAGAGTGCAATTGAACGCTACTATGCTATGCGCCGTACGAGAGAAATCTATACGGTAGAAGAACTTGATCCGGATGTTACACAGGCCTGCACGGTAAATCGTTTAGATGCTCTGTCTGGTCTTACCTGCACACCGTCCACAAATACGACAGCTGGAGAAGACCAAATTGGAACCCTCGAAGCATTCCGTCCGATTGAAGTGAACTGGATCCTCGATGATGATGGAAACCAGAAAATTACCGCAATTGAGGGAATGCCGGGATATAAGACGACAGGAAAAGTCAACCGTGGAATCATGAACATGGGACTCTATTACAAAAAAGAGCGAAATGCAGAAGACAATGGTTGGCTGCATCATTGGTCCATGCTTCCTCGAAAAGAAGAAGGATATGTTCCGATGAAAGAATGTGTTCGTCCAGACAATACGGTGCAGGGATGGATGCTCCATCCTAAAGGAGCGGCAGTGGATATTGATGGTGTTCCGTATGTAACCAACGGAAAACCCGTCAGAAACAAACCTTCGTATGCAAATTTTACATATGCACGAAAGCAGGGTCCGGCATACTGCTTTGAAACAGATGTGGATGCTGCATGGGTTCTGGCGTTGACAATGATTAAGTACGGAACAAAAGATCTGCAGGCCTATATGAGAGGATGCACAGCTTACAGTAATCAGTATAATGTTGCAGTTGCTGAAGAGAATACAAAGAGAGTAATTCTCACAAAAGATCAGGCGAATTATTTTGTTGTTGGTTCATTTGTCAGTGTTGGAAATCCAGGTTCAAATACGAACTATGATCGATATTATGCTTATATGCATAATATCGTTGATAGCGTAAAAATCACGGCGATTGAAGCTGTGGATGAAACACATAGTGCATTGGTGCTTGATGTTGCAGCACCTTTTACGACGGAAACAAGTTACAAGGTAAGTGCAATGCATTGGGAGACGGGATCCACTGATTCCGTACAGGGTTACGATGGAAGCCCAGTATCCAATACAGATGGAAAGAATATCTGCAAGATTAATGGCATTGAGATTATGCCGGGAGGTCTTTCGGTATCTGGAAACTCTGTTCATATTATAGAGACAGATTCTGATGGAAATACAAGCTGTACATATTATAGATGTGATGATGCCAGATTGTTAACAACTAATACAGATACAATAATTAGTTCGTATGTAAAAGTTGGAAGTTTTCCTGCAACGGACAATGCGTGGAAATACATCAAAGAGCAGATGGTTGATTTTGGTAAAGGAGTTATGTATCCAGTGACATATGGCGGTGGCGATAAAGCTTATTGGGCAGATGGATGGCATACAGGAAGTACTCCTTCGGCTGGCCAAAAGTCAGCCCGGGAGCTCCTCCGGCGCGGCTATCTGTCGCACGGCGGCATCGCTGGCCCGTCGTACGTGGGTGGCAGCGCTGGCCTGGCGAGTGCCGGGTGGAGCATCCTCGCGACCCTTTCTCCTAACGCCGTACGGGGTGAATGGCAGGCGATAGCCTGACAGAGGGGCTGTCCCCTCCAATGGCTACAAATGATTTTAAAATGATGAATTTAACCGTATGAAAATACAGACGGTTTAAAGTAACAAAAAATATAATATAAGGACTTATGGGGTCCGGGAGCTCCTCCGGCGCGGCAATCTGAACAACGGCGGCATCGCTGGCCCGTCGTACGTGAATGGCAACAATGGCCTGACGAATGCCTGGTGGAACATCCTCGCGACAATTTCTGTGTATAAAAAATTTGATACTCGACCTCATAAGCCGGCTGAAGAAGCCTATACTTGGGAATACCCGAAATACGTGATAAAAGGCCATTCCTTTCTCATGAAGTAGATTGACATCTGCAGAGTGGGAAGGGGAGACTGGCAGGTGCGCTGCCAGCCGGGACTAGTAGACAACCGAAAGTCCCTGAATCACACAGAAAGGAAAATGCCTTTATGAAGAAATGCTGCAAGAATGTAAATATTTTAGCAGATGATTTTATTGAAGATCCAATTTATGAAGCACTTGACGAAAAATGGAAACGGCCAGATGTGGCAAAGTATCTGCATGGTCGCACAAGTTCAATGAGTTTGCAGGCTATGAAACGATTACTTCGAGACACAGACGAAAGAGATCTCATGGTATCCGGTCTGATCCGTACAGTGGCAGAAAGTCTCAGATATGAAATCCAGAACAGAGAGTTGAAAGTAGAACCTATTCAGTATGGTTGGCGGCGAGATGGAATAAACGGAAAGTTTCGAGAAATCGGAGTGGAGAGTGTAAAACAGCTTATTCTTGACGAAATAGCCAGCGAAGGACTGGATGAACTCTGGAGAAGAAAACTGGGCTATCATCAATATGCAAGTATCAAAGGAAAAGGACAACTCGGAGGCAAAAGAGCAATAGAGCATCAGATCAGAAAGAAATATGCTCAATCTCGGTATGCCTGGAAGGGCGATGTAAGGAAATGCTATCCATCGGTTGATACCCGTAAATTGAAACGTATGTTGGAACACGATGTGAAGAACGAAGTCCTTCTGTATCTTGTGTTCTTTCTGATAGGGACATACAAACAGGGACTTAATATCGGCTCCGGTTTATCACAGTTTCTGTGCAATTATTACCTGTCTAAAGCCTATGTGTATGTACTTAGCCTACATAAGACCAGAAAGCACCGAGATGGTACGACTGAAAGCAAGAGACTTGTATTTTTCTGTATATTCTATATGGACGACATCCTGCTCATAGGAGCCCGGGAAGCTGATGTTAAGAGGGCGGCTCGGGCGTTAGAAAAGTACCTGTTGAAAGAGTACGGACTCACAATAAAACCGGATGCAGACCTATTCCCGATTGATTATCGCATTAAAACCGGAAATAAATATGAGAATTACAGAGAAAAAGATAAGGCAGAAAGGCGCGGAAAACCGATAGATATGATGGGTTATGTGATTTACAGGGACCACACAGAAATCAGAAGCAAGATCTTTCTGCGGGCAAGGAGAGCTTATTCAGTAGCTTGGTACTGCATGAAGAATAGAGTTGAAATCCCTCTGGAGATTGCTTATAAATGTACCAGTTACTATGGATGGTTTAAACATACCGATTCCAAATACGTCAAAGATAAATATAACATTGATGCTGTTTGCGCAGCTGCAAAAAGGAGGATCAGCAAGCATGCAAAAAGCGAAATATATGGAACGTCAGCCAGAAGTGCGCTGGCAGCCTGTTAATAATGGCATGGTGGATGTTACGCTGTGCTTGAATGAGCAGAAAGTGACGATTGAACAGGGACAGATGGAAGGCTCGGCAGAGCAGATGATGTATGAATATGACTATCATCAGTTCAGAGAATCTATTGACAAAATTAATGAAGAAGCAGTGAGAGTATCTCCTACAAAGTATATGTCCTATGTTCCAGAAAGCGAAAAAAGCTTAGAAGAGAAATTAGAGGAACTGCAGGCTTCGAACGAAATGCTTACAAGTTGCGTTCTTGAGATGTCAGAACTGGTATATCAGTAATGATGAAACTATTAAGTAACTTTATTATATTATTACAGAATGATGGAGGAAAAGAAATGATTGCAATGTTATGGGCACAGCAGATTATGCTTGGAAAGAAAACTTATGCAGAGGTACCGAGACTTCTGAAAGCAAAGGTAAAAGAAATCCTGGAAGATTCCGGAATGGGAGAACTGGCAAAAGAAGAATGACGAAACTGCAGATAATAAGTAAACAATGGTCATTGATTTATGATCTTCTGCTTTTCAATAAGGGCGAGAGTGAGAGGACTCTGGAAGATATTGAACAGGATATGGACATGTTGGAGTTTCATTGCAGGAAATATGCCGGAGCAGATGATGAAGAATTGATGATGTAAAAAGGGCCACAACAGGCTCTTTTTTTAATGGAGGTAAAACTATGCACAGCCAAAGAAGCCCACCGTAGAGGCCAAAATAGAAGGTGTAGACAGGAATATAGGAGGAAAATATGGAGGCGGAATACATTAGCCGGTCCGAACATGCTGAGTTCTGCAAGCGCGTTGATGCAGAAGACGAAAGGCAGAACAAACGATTGGAACTGCTTGAAGAAAATACAAAGCAGATTAATTCGCTTACAACATCGGTAGAGAAGCTGGCACAAAGCATTCAGCTGATGTGCAAAGAGCAGGAGCAGCAGGGAGCGCGCCTGGAATCACTTGAAAGCCGGGATGGGGAGATGTGGAAACAGGTAACAGGGTATGTTATAACAACTCTGGTTGGCCTTGCAATCGGATTTTTCTTTAAACAGTTCGGTTTTTAAGAAAGGCATTGATATGGATATTTTTAAAAAGAAAATAAAAAAGATAGTTTCGGCGATAAAGAAAGTCGGAACATTGAACCTGGTGCTGATGTTTGTCGGCGCTTTTTTTATATGGTTCAACTGGCAGATGATCTTGCTGTACAGGCAGTGCGATAGCATGCCGGAAACATATGCCTGTGCAGTTGTGGCAGCAACCATTGGAGAGTGTGGCATATGCGGCTGGATTCGGACAAACAAAGACAAACAGCAGGATCGGAAATGG